AAGCGACGGCGACGAGTTCGCGCTGATCGTGGGTCAAGTTCGCGGCGACGCCAGCCTGGCCGGACGCAATCTCGAACCGTGGTATGCGGAGCAGGCTCGGCACGCTGCGGAGGTGTATGGCCTGCCAGTGGTGTTCAGGCCGCATCCTGTGGCCGTATAGCGGCGACAGGCGCGACCCGTGCCCGGCACGGTCATGAGCCGTGCGACGCTCGCAGATGACCTTGCAAGCGCCGCTGTGGTCATCACGTACAACAGCAATACGGGCGTGGACGCCGTACTGGCGGGGTGCCGGACGGTCACGATGGACGCGGGCGCGATGGCGTACCCGGTCACGGATCATTGCATTGGTCCTATGGTACGCACGACCGCGAAACGTGGGCGCACCAAATGGCATACAAGCAATGGCTGCCGGATGAAATCGCAAGCGGCGAGGCTGTTAAACACTTACTGGATGCGGTGCCATGACCGAGTTCACCATCAAAATCGAAGGCCTGGACGTTGTGGACCGCAAGCTCTAGGAGCTTTCCCGCAACGGTGCTCGCCGCGCCTTGAACAAGGGCATGCGGCAGGGTGCCAACGTCATCAAGACCGACGCCTAGCGTCGTGCGCGCGTGAAGTCCGGCAAGCTCAAGAAATCCATCAAGGTCAAGAACGAAGGATTGAAGGCTGGCGACTTGCGCTATTCGGTGGGTTCGGCAAATCCGGTCGCGCACTTGATCGAATTTGGGCATTTGCTGGTGAAAGGCGGCCCGCTGGACAGTGGCGGCCACGTCGTCGGTTGGGTTCCGGCCTACCCGTTCCTTCGCCCCGCCGCTGAATCGAACGTGGGCGAGGCCGTGGAGAAAATCCGCGACGTGACGCTTGCGGCCATCTTGCAGGAGGCCCGTGCCGTTCGTGAGCCTTGAACCGACCATCTACAGCACGTTGAATGCGCTGGCGCCGACGTGGCCAACTGTATGCCCTGCCGACGCTCCGACACCGCGCATCACGTACCAGCTTGTCGCGGGCGCGGATACGCCGACGTATGACGGCGATGGCGCGGGCGCAACGTTCGGGCGCTGGCAGATTGATTGCTGGGCGCCCAGCTACGGCGCGGCACGCGCACTAGCTACACAGGCCCGCGCCGCATTGTACGAAGCATTGACCGTGGGCGAAGTCACCGACAACCCTAGCGATTTTGACCCATCCACGGAACTGCACAAAGCGTCCTTTGATGTGCGGGCGTGGGGATGATCCCTGAAAAGGGTAGGACCGTACCCATCATGGGTACTACATCGGGCTGCCTTTGCAGCCTTTTCAACGAGAGGTAAACTGAAATGGCCAACAAGGCAAAAAGCACCTAGCTCCGTAAGGTCGAAGTTTCCGCCAGCGGAACTTCGCCCATCACCTACACCAAGATCGGACAGGTTTCCGGCACCGACTTCACAACCGGCTCGGCAAACTATCTGGATGCCACCAATTACGATTCCGACCGCAAGGAATACATCGTGGGTCTGGATGACGTGCAGGACATGGATATCAACTTCCAGCGCGTGGTCGATGACTCGGGTCAGAACCTTGTCCGTGACGCTTGCTTTGCTTCCCCGCGCACCACGCTCTACTTCAAGGGCACCACGGGTCAGGGCGAGACTATGACGTTCGAGTCCGAATGCTCGGCATGGGCTGTCACCGGCGACGCGGATAGCGTCGAAATGGGCAAGGTGACCGTGCGTCCGCGTAATATCGTCTGGACCGGAGTGACCTCGCCGTGAGCCTTCTTTCCAAGGATCAGATTCTTGCGGCGGATCGCAAGAAAACTGTTGACGTTACAGTCAAGGAATGGGGCGGCGCGGTCAGGTTGCAAGAGCTTTCCGCCAGCGACCGGGATATGTGGGAGAGTGAATCGTTCGTGCTCAATGCTGAAGGCACGGGCGCCAAGTTCAACCCCAAGCATGCCCGCGCCCGCCTTGTCGTCCGCTGCATCGTGGACGAGAAAGGCAGGCGGATGTTTTCGGATGACGAGGTGGCCGCGATCGGCTCCCTTTCGGCGGCGACGGTGCAGCGCCTGTTCAATGCCGCCCGCAAGCTCAATGCGATCAGCGAAGATGACATGAAGGAGCTTGAGGGAAACTCCGAAGGCGACCGGGGCGACGCCAACTATTCGACATCTGCGAAAGGTTCGGCATAAGCCATCCCGCCATATTGCTCCGGCAGCTTACGTCAAGTGAGCTGTCGGAGCTTATGGTGTATTGCCGACTTCATCCGCTTTCCCCCGGACACGAAGCGATGCTTGCCCAATTGACCGACGTATTAGCCAAGGTCAACGGCAATGACACCGAACCCAAAGACTTCCTGATTTAGCCGCGAGGCGCCGATACGTGAGCACGATTGCTAGCTTAAAAGTAGACCTAATAGGATCTAGCGCCGTATTCCGTTCGGAGATGGTGCGCGGCCAACGTCAGGCCAATTAGTCGCTTGGCGTGATTCAGGCCGAGTCGCGCAAGACTGCCGAGAGCATTCAGGCCGTGTCACGGGCGGCTGCGGGATTCATCGGCTTTGAGGCCGTCAAGCGTAGCGTTGAGTCGTTGCTTGACGCGCAGGTCAAGATGCAGGCGATCCATTACACCCTGCTTGCGGCCACGGGATCAGCGTAGCAGGCGGGCGCTGCATTCGACTTCGTGCGCGCAGAGTCGGAAAAATTGGGCTTGAGTCTTGAACCGACCGCCTAGGGCTTCGCGCGCCTGTCTGCGTCCGCGACAGCTCTGCATGTGCCGATGCAGCAACAGAAAGACCTCTTCGATGCCTTCGCCAAGGCGTCCACGACCCTGCACCTGTCCACCGACGACAGCAACCGCGCCTTGATGGCGCTTGAGCAGATGTTCGCCAAGGGCAAGATTCAGGCGCAGGAGTTGCGGTTGCAGTTGGGTCAGGCCATCCCCGGTGCCGCAGCACGGTTCCAGCAAGCCGTGTTGCAGATGACCAAGGGAACGGAACTGCAAGGCAAGTCGTTCGACCAATTACTGAAGGAGGGGGATCTCTACACCGACAAATTCCTACCGGCTTTGGTGCAGGCGTTGCAGGAATCCTCGCGCGGATGGGAATCCGCATCGGACAGCCTGAATGCGCAATTGAACCGACTTCGTACCGCATGGTTCAACCTGAAGGCGGACGTTTCTGGCGGCCTGTTCAATGACGCGGCTATTGAGTCCGTGAAGTTCATGGCGTCGCATTTGGACGCGCTGGCGAGTGTTGCTGGCGTTGCTGCGGGGGTGGTTGGCGCGCGATACGCCGGCAAGGGATTGGCTGCGGCGGCGGGCGGCGTAGCAGACTTGCGCGGACTGACAGCCGCAAGGATTGCGGACGCCCAGGCTACGGCCGTGTCGGCCGAGCGCGAATTGGCGCTGGCGTCTGCATAGGCCAGTTCCGCAGCGGCGTCGCGCGCCAAGACAACCGCACTGATCGCGTCCCTGAAGCAAACACTGGCGACCGACCTTGGCGAAAAGGAACGCACTGCCACGCTGAACCGGCTTGGTACGGCCACGACTCGGCTGGTAGGCGAGAACATCGCGTACCGCGACAGCCTTGCGAGCCTTTCGGTTGCGCAACAGGCCGCCAAGCTATCGGAAGCTGAACTGGCGGCGGCGCGTAGTGCAACCGCCATCGGCACCGCCGCTCGCGGGCTGGGCAACTTCGCGCTGGGCCTTGTTGGCGGACCTTGGGGCGCGGCGGCGTTGGCGATCGGTGGCGTTGCGTATGCCGCGCTCAAGCTGAAGAAGCAATGGGAAGAAAACCGCGCCGAAGCAGAAAAGCAGATTGAATCCATCCAGCAGGTTACAGATAAGCTCAACGATCTGCGCGATGGTTATAAGGATGCCGCAACCGCTGCGACGGTCGGAACCATCCGTGTCAACCTTGACGATGCCACCAAGCAGATTCAGGCCGCGCAGGCCGAGATGGCGAAGTTGCAGGATGAGGCATCCGGGCTGGCTGGCGAACAAAGCCGCGCCATTGCGCGCGGTATGCCCTACGACGACAGCAAATTGCAGGAAATCCAGCGCCAATACGACGCCACCAAGGTCAAACTGGATGCATTGCAGGCGGCGGCAGAGGCAAACGCGCGCGAGTACGAATCCCGCCTGATCCCAGTGATCGAAAACCGCATGGGGAGCGCGCTGGACGATCTTCAGGGGCGTTTGCGCAATGCTGGTTCCGCGATGGATGCGCTGAAAGCCATTGCCAATTCGATACCTGGCCTGTTCCAGATTCCGGCGCAAGTGGCGAAGGATGTTGACGACCAAGAAAAGAAACTTCAGGACTATATCCAGTCAACCAACGATGCGGCGGCCAAACTAAAGATCAAAAATGACAAGGCCGCAGTCACTCCGGCTGCGTATGACGCTGCGGAAGGAAAGCAGGCGCTCGCTCAGGCCAAGGATGCCAATGAGGCATTGCGCAAGGCA